GATGCCTGCGTCAGACAGGAAGTAAATAAACTGACCCGCCGTAGCGATGGACCGGCGGGCACTGCATCCGATTTCGTCCGTCAGCAACTCCAGCTTACTCACCGGAGAGTCGATGCTGAAATCGCCGCCATCGGTAGAACTGAATTGGTTGACGTAGGCAATCCAGATAGACTTCCGGCAAAAGACGAGGAACGTGCCTTCAACCCACGGGTGGACGGCCATGACCTTGTCGTTTCCTCCCACGCCAACGCGGAACGATTGCCAGAACGGATCGAACACATCTGGGTCCAGCACGTCGGACAGCATGACGTTCTGTTTTCCGTCAGGCACGATGAGCCTATTGTTGATGTAGCTCGCCCACGGCGTTGAGCGCATGCGCAGGAAGCTAATGCCGACATCGGGAATGCCAGCGGTCGTTCGGACAAAGCCGGTCGTCGGATTGCCACTCCAGTAGAGTGGCGGCTTGACGCGGCGCACCTTAATGTCTGCCACATTGCATCCGGCCGCGCTGGTGCCGTTAGGAACTGTAACTTGAAAGGCATCAGTTGTTAGCCCGCTCGACAAAACATCATACTCATGGCCGTCGAAGGCGGCTGCGGTGCCGCCAGTGATGCGAACTCGCATACCGGCTGAATAGCCGTGAGCGTCCACGTTGATGGTCGCCGCCGTTCCGCTCGCGGTAATGCCGCTGGTATTGGTGTATTTTGTCTCCCATCCGCGCCGCGAGGGGTCGGCCTCGCGCAGAAGATACAGCCGGTCAAAAGCCTGTATCATCGAGACGCTGTCGGATGGGTCAATCGACTCGTCCGGCGCCGATGGATAAAGCAGCTCGGCGGGAAGCCTGCTGACGACAATCTCTTGGCCGTCTTCAGTCTCCAAAAAGTCGAGCACATCAACGGCAATCTGGCCATCGGCCCAATCGGACGACGTGAGGATGCTTCCGTCCGTTAGGTAGGTGAAGGCGCGGTCGGGTCCGGCGAGCACGATCACTTCCATGCTGTTGACCTCGTCGGGCGAGCGCATGACGGCTGACGCAAAGATGCCGCCGCCGTAGACGCTTTTGACTGTTGGCGCCGGATCAGTGAGAACAAAAGGAACAGTCAGCGGCAACTCGCCAGCACTAATGTCGTCCGCCATTCGCTTGGCTCCCTTGCGCGTCACCGCGACTCCTCGATCCAGACGCATATTCTCCGAAAGCTGAAGCATACCGGCAGGCAGCGACACCGGATTCAACCGGCTTGCGTAGCCAATGAAACCGGCATCTCCATCGCGCATGACTGGACTTTCGAGGGACATTAGGTAGCAATCAGTCCGAGCGTGCGCAGCTTGGCGAGAAGGTCTTCAAGTTTTGCTTCAATCTCAACGCAGTATTCCAGAAGCTCAGTCACTGTCGGCGTGTTGCCGTCAGCTACCGTGACGCTACCGTTGGCTGCTGCCGGTGCGTTTGCCGTAAAAGTTACAGACAGATTTGCAACAGCGGCCGGTTGCACAACCGGAGTGGCATTGTAGAAGCCGAGCTTCTGCGTGGTGGCCGTGCCAATCTTGCTGCCGGTGGTCGTTCCGAGAACTATGTTGGCGCCGTCGTATAGCGACTTGTTGCCGCTCAATTCCCAAGCGGCCTTGGCTGCGTTGCTGGCAGTGATCTTTTTGGTGACGCCTCCGTCGTTGATAACGAACTCGTCCGTTGATGCGGGAGCTTCAGCTAGGGCGGTTAGTTGTCCGATTGTTTTAGCCATATAATTAAGCGTTGTTCACTAAGACGTAGGAAAGGGTTTTGGCGTTGTTGCGTTTCATCTCGGACTCGGTGAGGGCGAGGAAAGCGTCCCACTGTTGAGGAGGGATTGTCTGGCAGCCTTCCGAGCTGGTTGTCGTGCGCCCGCCCTTGTGGATGTTAATGGCAAAGCGTCCGGTCTCTTCGCCGGTGCCGCGGAGGACAGTCACCGGACCCGCCTGCACTAATGCCTTGTAGGGGTTGCCGCGGCTGATGCCGTGCTGGCCGATCTTGTAGCGGTAGACGCCGGACTTGAGCTGCGCCATCGGCTTGCGGGCGCTGGCGTTCCAGCCGAGGCGGCTTGGGTCTACATTGGCGTTGAATGCTGCGTGGACGTTCGGCGAGACAAGGACGATAGCGTCATCGTAGATGCCCACATCTTGCTTTCCGACCGCACCCATCGTGTCGCGGTAGTAGCCGCGGATGCCGACCAGACACACCGGATCGCTGACCTTGCGGAGCCGCAATAGCTGCTCCGTGGTCTTGCGTTCGATGCGTGGCCGGTCTTTTGGGATCATCGGTTCAGTTCAGTCGTCGCTTGCGCCACGGTCACGGGGCCAACAAAGCCGTCAAGTTTGAGCTGGGTGCCCTGGTTGTGGGCGTTTAGCAGCTTTTGGATTTGGGTGCCGTAGGTCTTGATAATGTCGGCTGGCAGCTTGGTGACTGCGATGTCGAGGATGCCCCAGATGATTCCGGCGATGACGGCTTCGTTCACGCCGAGGGCGCGGATGTCCAAGCCGCTCTTGGTAGCAATGTAAGTCAGCGCGGCAGCGGCGGCTGCGGTGACGAGCTTTTGCAGCAGCGGGCCTCCGCGTGAGAGGAGTAGTTTGACTAATTGGCGTTCGACGAATGATTTCATTGTTCGGGCTTTTTCCACTCCTTGTAGGACTGGTAGAGGTTGTTGATGTTGGGAACGTAGGTGATCATCACCTTGATGCTGCCCCAGTCGCCCGCCTGCACCTTCTCGCCGTCCACCGGCGGAAGCGGAATGGTTACGCACCCACCAAGGATGAGCGCGATGGCCATTGCTGCGGCGAACTGCGGGCGGCATTTCATTAGAGTCGGGCGTCGTGATCTTTCGCCATCCAAAGCCCCCATGCGCTGGTGAGTGCCGCGGCGATGAGGCCGATGTCAGGGATTTGGCCGGTGGTTAGGTATTCCTTGGTGCCGGTCATGAGGGCGATGAGCGCCGTGAGCGCTGCAATGGTCGTTGTTTTCCAGTTGCGCATATTATTTTTGCTTCTGTTTCTTTCTCAGGTCGTGAAGGACCGAAATTAGGGTGACTATGCCTACGGCCAGACCGACACATAGACCGGCGACTCGCAGGGTTGTTTCAAGGTGGGGCAGCATGCTGAAGACGCTTGAACCAATGCTGGTCACGGTGCCGATCACGCCTTTTTCGGTCGTTGTGAAATGTGTGTGCCAATACGTCATGGGGCAGTTGAGGGTTGCAAGATGAGGGCTGAGAGTTGTTCTTCCGTCAGTTGTTCGACGCCCTCGATCTCGCCCGCATCAAACGCGGCGGCGAGGTCGGCCTGCCACAAGCACCGGAAGGCGAGGCGGCCATCTGTGAGCGGTTGGCCGGTGATCGTGCCGTCTGTGAGGCTGGCGGCGCGGATGCGGGTCTTCTCGGAGTTGTCCCAATGCCCGCCGATGGTGAGGATGCTGCGTCCGGCGTCCGGCAACTCATCGCCATACTGCGCGAGCAGGTCAGGGAACATCGTGCCTACCGCTTGGGCGGGCACGGCAATGATGCGTTCGGTGGTCTCAAAGTTGCTCATGGGAGTCCGAGGCCGGTGCCGAGGGTTTGTTTGTAGAGGGTGTAGAAGGCCGACAGCATGCTGCTGGTTGTCGCCACGCCATCGATTGCCATAGTAAAACTGTATTGGCCCAAGGCAGTGTCTGTTGCTGTGGCTCCGATTGGGCAAAGCGTGTTTGTTGATGCGTTATAGTTGGCATCGGCCGTTGCGTTGCGCGTGCCATCTTGAAACCAAAACGTGTTGCTAGTTCCTGCGCCGAGACCAAAAACTGTTCGTGTGTTAGCGGCTCGCGTTCCAACGCTTGCCACGACAAAGGACAAAAGCCGGTATTGGTCGGCAGTGAATGCGTCGAAGGCGATCCCGTTAGATGTTGCAGGTTGGTCGTTGGAAACAAAACGCGCGGCCGCGCTGGCGGACGAGTCTGGCTTTATCACGGCAAAGAGCGAAACAAGACTTGTGGCGTAATTGAATGCCGTGGTGATGCGCTCGTTTGTAGCATCGACGGTTAAGCCATCGGTTCCCCATGCTGGCCCATTGACAAGAGTGCCGTTAAACGTCCCTAAGCCCCCGAGCGAATACGCCGTGGTGCCGGTGCCTGCGTTCTGGCTGGAGCGGAGAGGCCAACACACCATTGAGTTCCAGAGGCCCAGCTCTTTGACGCCTTTGACAAAGGCGCTCAGGGCGGCCACGTCGGTGGCGCCGGACGCGGCGGCGAAGGCCGTGGCGTCGGCGTCGTATCCGCGAGCCGGTGTGTTGAGCGACAATGTGGGCGCCAAGATCATTAGGCGGTGTAGGCGATGATGCGGCCGCTGTGCAGGTCGATGGCGGTGAACTTGCCGAAGAGCGTGCTGCCTGCCGGAATGACGGGGGCGCTGGCTTCTGTCGTATTGGCCACGCCGGTGATGTTGCCGGTCAAGGTGTGAAACTTGGCGTCGGCGAGGACTTGGATGGCGAGCCAGTCGCCGGTGCGGGCCGTAGTGTCGGCGATGTAGATACCGCCGCTCAGTCCGTTGGTGATTTTGTTGTTAGGGAATCCCATAGTGTTGGTTGGTTAGTATTGGTTGACGCGGGCGGTCCACATGGAGGGTTGGCCCTGCTGGAAATAGTATTTGTCGCGCTGAGAGATCAGCTCGGACTCGGCGAGCTGCTCCATGGCGAGTGCCTTGTCGAGCTGGCCGTCTTCGGTGAGGAGATCCGAGGTCAGCATGAGCGCGACTGCTTTGGCGATGACGGCGGGCACTGTCGCGGAGAGGTTGCTCGCGGAGTATTCGGTCGGGCGGACGCGGTAGTTGACCCAGACGCTAGTCGGCAGGTCGGTGTCTTCGGGGAAGCGAATGGCATCTCCGAGGAGCGTATAGCCAATGGCGCGGGGCGCGGCGTGGGTTGCAGGGTTGTCTCTTAGGACGCCAAACACTTGCCCCATGGCTGTCTGGCCGGATTGCTCGTAGTCAATGTAATATCCGTTCGTTGCGTCGCCCTGCACGGTGCGGCTTTCGACGCGCATAAGCTCCGGCCAATCGCTCCATTCCCAACAATCCGCGATGCGTTCGTTGGCGGCGGCGACCATCATGGTTCTTGCGCCGGATGGGATTGCGTCGATGGTGGACGCATCGTTGCCGACACGTTGCCACGCGCGGAGCAATATAGATTGTAGAGTTACAGTGCGCATTAGCTGTTGAGTGCGGTCATGGCCGCCTGCACGGCGGCTTCAAAGGTGACGCTGGGATTCGGCCAGTCGTTGCGCGGCGCCGGATTGGCGGCGAACATGGTGAGGATCTGCTGCAAGTATTGCTCGACGGCGTCCAGCTCGGGGCAGGTTTTGCCTGCGGCGGTGAGCGACTGGCGCAGATACAAAAGTGTGGGCTGGCGGTCGCCTGCGAGGCCGACGCTGCGGAGGTGTTCTTCGGCGGTGATCGGATCGGCTTCCGGTGCGGGTGCGGGCGGAAGTGTGGCGAGGTCGATGTCGGCCAAGCGGACGGCGGATGTTCCGGCGGGCGGTTGCCACTTGGCGGTGTCGCCGTCCCAGAGGACGACGTTGACGAGGTGTCCGGCGGGTTGAGCGAGGATGGCGTATTTCTCGGTCATGGTTAGAAATAGGTGGTGATGATGACGATGCCGTCGGCTCCGTCGCCGCCTTTGCCAACGCCGCCAGCGTCGTTGTCGCTGGCACTGCCGCCGCCGCCGCCGCCGCCGTAGAGGCCGCCGTTGCCGCCGTTGTTGGCTTCGCCTGATGTGCCGGTAGATCCGCCGCCGCCGCCGGTGCCAAGAAATCCAACGCCCCATGTGGAGCCGTTGGTTCCGGCGGCGTTCGTCACGGCGGTGCCGCCTGCGGTGAAAAGCACCGTAGCCGCGCCAATTCCGCCTGCGTCGCCCCCAAGATAGTAAGTCGTGCCTTGCTTGCCACCGCCGCCGCCTCCTCCTGATGCGGTAAATAGAGCGTTTGCTGGCTTGGTGGCGTTGGCGGAAAATCCGCCGCTGCCAGAGGGGCCGCGGCCCATGCTGGAGGCATAATAATATCCAAGGGCCGAAGATGCGCTCTGACCGGTGCCGCCTGCGGAACTGCTTCCGGCAGCTCCAGCCGGTCCTCCGGTGGACGTAATGGGGCCAAAACCACTGGCGCCACCTGCGGTGCCGCTGACGCCGCTTGAACTGTTGGGACGATTGCCTGAGTCGCCTGCGCCGCCTGCGCCGATGGTGACGGTTTCGGTAGAGCCAAAGGAGGCGGCATCTGCCCATCCGACATTGACGCTGCCGCCACAGCCACCGGCACCGCCACCGCCGTTGTTGGCTGTCGTGTCACGGCGACCAGATCCGCCGCCGCCACCTCCGGCGACGATGAAGTAGTGGACGAGCTTGGCTCCGGCGGGTTTTGTCCAAGTGTCGTTGGCGGTGTAGATGCGGGTTTCGGTGAGTTGGCCGGTTAGCGCGATGGTGCCGGAACTATTGGGGACGGTTAAGGTCCGCGTCTGGCCCGAGCTGATGCCGGAGAGTTGGAACTTTAGGTTCTTCGTTGCATCTCCGTCGTCGTAGAGGAGGAATGCGCTGTCGCTCATCACGTCGAAGAAGGACGTGTCGGTGAGCTGGTAGTCGTTGTCGCGGGAGGCGCCGACGATGGCCTTGCGCACATACACGCCGGCTTGTTTGTAGGAGCTGAAGGGCCAGGTGCCGGAGTTCGAGCGGACCAGCCAGCGGCTGTTGAGGGCCGCCGTGCCGTCGAGCGGGAGGTCGGCATAGGTGGCCACTTCGCCTGCGAAGAAGGCAGAGCCGCCGCCGCCTCCGCCAGAACCTTTCTGGTCGAAGTTGCCGGTCAGCGGATTGAAAGCGAAGGCCATTAGAGGAAGTGACGAGTGACTTGTGACGAGTGACGAGAGCCGGAGGTCAGAAATTTGAGATTTAAGAGCGGACGACGGTGGCGATGCGGGCGTCGTCCGAGGACGGCGTGCCGCCGACATAGGTGAAGGTCAGCGTGGCGACGGTGTTGGTCCCCTCTTTGTAGACGACGCTGGAAAGATTGTTCGTGGTCGAGACGTAGCTCAGCTCAACGGTCGTATGCTGCGGGATGTTCAGTCCGGGAATGTTTCTGACTTGGACGTTGGGGTTCATTAGGAAGTGACGAGTGACGGGTGACGAGTGACGAGAGCTATGCCGCGGCGGCGGTGGCGCCTCTTGCGGCGAAGGCTCCGCCCATGCTTTGGGGCTGGGACGCTAAGGCGGGAACGGCGCCGGTTCTCCCGATTTGGGCGTTTTGGATTTGGGTCATTTGGAAGTTCAGGGCTTGGGCTCTGGCGTCGACCATGCCTTTGTAGATTTCGTCGCCGGCGTAGCGTTGCTGGAGTTGGGGGTTGGCCTGGATGGCGCTTTGGAGGACTTGAAGGCGAAGTTGCGGATTGACGCCTTGTTCGGGCAACGGCGGCTCGATGCCGGCGGAGATCTTGGTCAGGGCGAGCTGCTCGTCTTCGGCTTCCTGGGCGGTGGCGACGTCTTGGCTTCTCACGATCATGGACGCGAGGCTGGGGTCGACGGCGCCGACGATGAAGTTGACTAACCCGGCGCGATCAATAACGCCGGCGACGTCGAGGGGGACGGCGACTTTGGCGATATACTCGAGCTTTTTGCCGAGGACTTCGGCGTCCAAATCGCGGACGTCGAATTCGGCGACGAGGTCGTAGCGGCCTTGGATCTGCTCGCGGCTGACTTGGAACGGGGCGGGCATGGCGCCGGCGACTCGGGCGATCTCGGTGTCGCTGACGTATTGCTGCATCAGGGCGAAGGCTTGGGCGATGACTGCTTTGCTGCTGCGGAGCCAGCGGTCGACCATGGTTTGCTGGGTCAACATGGTGAGCGGCTGCGGGACGCTGGCGCTGAAGCGGCCGAAGTATTCGTCGACGTCGCGGCGGGTGCTGGCCTCGATCTCGATGGTGCCGGAATCGAAACGCGGGGGGTCCATCCATCCGAATTCGCCAGGGCGTCTTTCCGGGATCTGGGCGCCGGGGCC